CTTATTGATGAGCAAATTGCCAAGAATCTTGGTGTAGCCTTGTCCACCTTCATGACCTACAAGAAGAAGTATCCGGAATTATCAGATGCCCTAAAAAGGGGCAAGGAAGTTGTAGATCGGGAAGTGGAGAATGCCCTGCTACGGAACGCCTTGGGGTATGATTTTGTAGAAGAAGAAGCGGTAAAACTCAAGCAGGTGTATTATGTGGATGGCAAGAGGTATGAGGATGAAAGGGTTGAGGTTGTCGAGTTGAGGAAGCATCGCACAGCAGATACCAGAGCTCAAATCTTCTGGCTCAAGAACCGGAAACCCGAAGAGTGGAGGGACCGGAAAGAGACCGAGATCACCGGCAAAGATGGAGGACCTGTCGAATTAAAGAGCTGGGTTGATTTGGTGGTGAAAGCACATGAAGGAGAGGCAGATCCTCCAGAAAGCCCAGCGTGACCCTGTTTGGTTCGTCGAGGAAGTTTTGAACGCTCACCCGTGGGAGAAGCAAGCGGAGATACTGCGGGCGGTCAGAGACTATCCCAGAACCGCCGTCCGGAGCTGCCACGGCGTCGGCAAGTCGTTCATCGCAGGCCAGGTGATACTCTGGTTCCTCTCCTGCTTCCCGTACTCAATCGTTCTGAGTACAGCTCCGACCTGGAGGCAGGTGGAGAAGCTGATCTGGAAGGAAGTGAGGGCTTCATACAGGAGGGCCAAGATACCGCTTGGGGGTAACCTCCTTCCCAAAAGCCCGGAGATTCAGATCGTCCAGGACGAGTGGTATGCTGCTGGCCTGTCTACGAATGAGCCCGACCGTTTCCAAGGCTTCCACGAAGAGAACATTCTGGTGGTGGTGGACGAGGCCGCGGGCGTGCCTGAAGAAATCTTTGAGGCCATTGAGGGTGTGCTTACTTCGAGTAACGCACGTCTTCTCTTGTTGGGGAACCCGACCAGCACGGCGGGGACATTCTTTCAGGCGTTCAGAGGCGGGGGCTGGAAGACGCTCAGCATATCCGCGTTTGACACGCCCAATTTCATGGCGTTTGGCATAACAGAGAGCGACATCGCTGCCGACACCTGGCGTAACAAGATCACCGGGCCTTTGCCAAACCCGAAGCTGATAACTCCGGAGTGGGTGGCCGATAAGTACAGACGCTGGGGGCCGGAGTCGCCGGCCTATATTGCGCGCGTTAAGGGTGAGTTTCCCCCAGAGAGCGAGGATACTCTCATCCCCTTGGCTTGGATCGAAGCGGCTATGGAGAGATGGCATGACATGGAGCACGGCGAACCGGTCGAACTCGGTGTGGACGTTGCCAGGTTCGGCAGCGACAAAACCGTCATCGGCGTTCGACACGGGTGGAAGGTCATCGCGCTCCACGACTACAGCCAGCAGGACACCATGGAGACCGCTGGCCGTGTGATTCAGGCGTACAAGGAGCACAGGGCCACCGATATCAAGATCGACGTCATCGGTCTGGGCGCCGGCGTGGCAGACAGGTTGAGGGAGCAAAGCGCTCCCGTGACCGAGGTCAACGTTGCAGAGAAGCCCAACGACCCCGAGAACTTCGACAACCTACGCAGTGAGCTGTGGTGGAACCTGCGGCAGCTCCTGGACCCGAATACCAAGATGAACCCTAACCCGATCGGTCTGCCGCCGAATGATGAACTCCTGGCCGACCTGTCCGGCATTAAGTACAAGATCAACTCCTCGGGAAAGATTGTGGTCGAGTCAAAGGCTGAGATGAAAAAGCGCTTAGGCCGCTCCCCAGACTATGGCGATGCGGTCTGTTTGTTGTTTGCGAAAGGGCGCAGGATGAACATCGACGCCTTGAGGGCACTTGCGAGCATAAAGATCTATCGCTAGAAGCGGGGTGAAAAGATGAGCTTCATAGGTGAGATGGTGAGGATACCTAGCAAGATAGCAGGAGAAATCTCCAGGCTGCGCCAAACGGTTCATCGATGGGGAATACGCATAGCCAGCTCTTCTCCGGGTGTTTACCAACTCCGTTCTGAACCTGTGGACTACCAGCTGGCGCGAGAGCTCTACGATAACACAAATGATGCATATAAGCTGGGCGCCGCCTTCGCCAAGCCGGTGATTAAC